GCGGGGGGGGGGGGCCGCGGTCAGACTTCGGTGCGCTCGGCGCGCGCGTCGGCGCGCGTCTTTTGCATATTGCGTTTGATGACCAAGCGCTGGCGATACGCTGCCTCGTCCCTCTTGATCTCGTGGATCAGCATCAGCACGCGCCGCTCGCTCAGCACGTTCGTGTTGCGTACCGTGTAGATTGCGCGGTCGGACGTGTTGAAAATTTCCGCAGCGCGTGCGACACCGATTGCGTCCGTCAGGTCCTTGACGGTAAACAGTTCAAGCGGAAGCGTCTGGTAATCAACGGGCTGTTTCGTGGCCATTTACTGCTCCTGGTTAGTAATTGAACGTAGTGTAAATGACTTGTCACGGCCGGTCAATCGTATGTCAGCCCTTTAGCTTGAATGGCGCTGGTCAGGAATGCCGGCGGTCCCGCCGGTCAACCGCTAATCCGCACCGCACGCCGCTAGGTGCGGCGTGCGGTGCTTTGGGCTCACTGCACCGTTCGCCTTCATCTTCAATCTTTCCGCCAGCGTTTGTTGACGTATCCTGTCGCGGCTAACGGCAAGCCTGGTGCCCAGGTAGGCGCAATGCGCATGCGCGCGAGTAGCTGTTCAAGCCGCACCGCTGCTCGTGCTTCTGGTACTTCGAGGATCACCTCGTCGTAGACATGGTGTACGACTTCTTCAACACGGTCTGCATCGCACAAAATCTCCCAAAACATGTCGCGCGCCGCGCCCTGCGTTAGATTGTTCGAAAGAATCTTGCGGTCTAGCGTCTCGATATAGCCTTCGGGCTTGTCGTAGACGGCGATCGGCGCCTGCGCGCCCGGCTCAAGATGCAGACGTGCGTTGTGGTAGCTCGTCCACCGCCCGGACGGCATGCGCATGCGTAGTGCGCGATCATCGCGCACGAAAATCGTGTCCGTGCACCAACCGCGCCCAGTCGGTACGGCGACTTCCTTGCCGGGCGTGTCAAGCGCGATCAGCGCGGCGTATTCCAGCGACGCCCACCAGCGCTCGTACATCGGCCGCGACGCACGCCAGTTCCAGACGATTTCGGCAACTTCCTCGTCCGGCAGGTGTACGCCGTAGTTTGCGGCCATCGAAATGAACGCACCCTCGCCACCGCCGTAAGTTAGCGCCAGGTCAGGCACCTTGCCGCCGGACTGGCGCTGATCCTTCGTCACTTCCTCGTACGGCACATGAAACACGGCCGATGCAGTGCGTTTGTAGCCGTCAACGCCATTCTCGTAGTCGATCAGTTTCTGCTCATCATTACAGAGCCATGGCGCGAAGCGTGCTTCGATCTGCGACAGGTCGGCGCCGATCAACGTGTGTCCGGGCTTCGCCGCGCAGAACAATGGCCGCTGCGCGTCGGCGAGCGCGGCTAGGATTGGCCCATTATCAGGCGCGCTCAGAAACGCGAGGTCGTGTCGCCGCGCAGCTTCGAGGTAGCGTTCGCAAGCCTCTGCACTCCGGCCAGGACGTGGGCGGGCGACGTTAAGGAGCTGGGCGCCCCCTGCACCACTCGCTGTTGAACGTCCAGAAAGCGCGCCGTAAAATTTGGTACCGTGGTGGATACGTCCTCCCACGTGCGCACGCAGGATGGCTGCGGACTTCTTCGGGGCGCGCGAAGCATCCAAGCGAAGTTCGAGAATCTCGCGCAACTCGGCCGGTAGTACTTCGCGGCTTGCAATTTTCTTGAGTGCTTCGCGACCTGCATCGTCGATCTCCTCGCCAAACGATTTGGCGTATTCCTTGATCTTCGCTATCTCCGACACAGCTAGAATGCCGCCGTTAGTTAGACATGTGATCTGGTAGTCCAGATACGCCTCAGCGTGCAGCTTCATGTCCTCCATCGCCTGCGCGGCTTCGACATCGACACCAAACCCGCGCGCGTTGATGCGCATGTCCAGTTCAAACTCACGTTGCAACTGCGGCGTGAGCGGTTTCGTCGCGTGCCACAGGCCAATCATCGCATCCGTATCCGTCACGGCATAGCGATACGTGCGCCCGAAGTGCTCGGGGTGGGACTCGGGTGTCCAGTCTGGGTTCTTCGCAATCTCCATCATCCACTTGCCGCCATTCGCGTCTTTCTGGATCGGGAGGCCCATTGCCTCACACGCCCCGGCCAGCGATCCCGGTAGGCCGTTGTAGCGGGCGCGCGCCGCCGAGCATCGCACCTGTTTGATCTGGATTTCGGGCAGGCCCGGAAGCTGACGGCGCAGAATCGTATTCCAGACCCAGAAATCGAACGGCGCGTTATGCGCAACGAACGGGTCGCCGCATTCAATGTGCCGGACAACAGGCAGCGGGACTTGCGCCCCTTCCGCCCACAGGTCAGTGCTCGCCATGCCGGGCAGACGGAATGTGAAGCAATAGGCGCGCGTGGACGTATCCGCCAGATAGCGGCCCAGCCCGCGCGCCGACAGATCGCAATGGCTAGTTGTCTCGAAGTCAAGGAAGAGTATGTTCTCTTTCATTTGTAATTGGGATCGTATTTAAACGAGTGGAGTTGTTCATCGCGAACATAACGCAATTCGGTTATGAACACGTTGCCATCTTCCATTTGAGTCAACGTAATGTCAACAGGTTTTGGGATGGATTCGCGTTGCAACAATACGCGGTAGGGCTCGGTCGGTACCTTTCGGCCGGTCGCTTTTTCAAACAGTTTCCGGCTGAATGCGTAGAACTTGTTGTTCTCGGCGGTCCGGTCAAAGTCCAGACGCAGCGAGTAGTCCCCAAACTCCGTTTCAAAGTTGAATTTCAGCACCGAATTGCCGGCGGCCTCGATGCGCTGCTCATGCACCGGCAGCGTGCGCATCACGCGGCACACTTCGTCGCGCAGCACAACGCTATCTTCGTCGTGGATTTCATACGAGTCCGCGGTGCCGAAGGGCTGTTTGTCCTGCACCCCGCGCCGTTGCCGCAACGTCAGAAAGCCCTGGCGCGGCCTCCCGCACTGGCGACACGTCATGTGCTCACTGTCGTTCAGATAGCCGCACGCGGGCGTATCGGGCTCCATCAAACCAAGTAGCACGCGCAAGTCCTGTTCGTCCTGCGCGGGGCTGTTGACTGGAAACCGGATCGATGAGCGCTCGCGCTGCGGAATCTGCAATACACTGCCCTCAGCGTCGCGCGGCGGCGGCGCTTCAATCATGGCGTCGGTGCACTCCCACAAACCGGCGCGAGAATCGCCCGGACCGATGTCCGCATTGATCGCGCCGTGCCGCACGAAGTTGCCGCCGGCGTCAAGCACGAGCACATTCTCTTTGCCCGGGTACGGCCGCAGCCCCCGCCCCACGATCTGACGCCACAACACGAGCGATTTAGTCGGCCGCAACGAAACAATCGCGTCAACGAATTTGGCGTTAAATCCGGTCGTGAGCATGGCGACGCTCACGATATGACGATGCTTCTTCGCGAGATAAGCATCGATACCGTCTACGCGATCGTCTTTGTCCAGACCGCCGTGGATGATCACCGCCGATTCGTTGGCGTCGCCAAGCGCCTCATGGATCATCTTCGCGTGCTCGATCGTCACTGCGAACCACATGAAATGTTTGCGACCTGGCGCATGTTCGAGCGCGACTTGTACGCACTCGCGCGTAACGGCCATCGCGCGCTTTGCTAGCTCGGCGTCGTCGAAGTCGCCACCCCTTGTCTTTATCTCTCTCCCATTGCCATCTGTTACGTCGATCTGAGGGAAGCGCAGCGCGGGCGCGACGACCGGCGCGATGTGTCTCTCGCGAACCAGGCGATTAAAGTTGCGGCCGGTCGTCAGGTCATAGACCATCGCGTCGAATAGCCCGCATTGCGTGAGCGGTACGACCTTCAATCCTTTCATCACGAATGGCGTCGCCGTCAGGCCGACGAAGCGCACGCGCGGATTCGCGGCGCGCAAAGCGTCAACGATTGAGCGCGCCGTTTTCATGTCAATGTTGAATGTGTGCGCCTCGTCGACAATCACGAAGTCGATCCTGCCGAATCGTTTGGCCTGGCGCGCGACAGATTGCGGCGAGCCCATCGTAGTCTGCGACATTCGGTCTTTCATGCCGAGGCCGGCGCAAAAGACGCCGATCTTCGCCTGTAATGCGGGTGCCAGATACCCGACTGCCTCTTCAACGTTTTGCTTCACCAACTCCATCGAAGGCGCCAGCGACATGACGCGCGCTCGCGGCCATATCTGCATGATGCGCTCGATCAGCATCGCGTTAATCAGCGCCTTGCCTCCGCCCGTCACGATCGCGGCAATGGGGTTGATATTCGCCGCCGACCGCAGTGCGCCGATCAGCTCTCCGACCGCTTCGTCCTGATACCAGCGTGGTGTGAGTCGTGCCATTTGTTATTCGGAAATAAAAAAGAGTGTAGCCCGATGTTATCAGAACTGCACCCGAAACTAAACGCGCGGGGAGTGTCGAGCGAGAGGGCTGCCTGAACGACGGCGCGCAGTGTGTCTTTGCGTTTAGCGCGCTATTGGCACGTGTGGCGCCGTTTCGGGGTTCGCTGCGAATACTTCGCGGATCACTTCGGCCGGATAGGCGCGTTCGTTCGCCCAGCGCTGGTGCGGCGTCGGGCGCAGCGACCATTTGATGCCACGGATGCGCGCGAGCATCGAACAGTCACGGCCCAGCTGCTGCAACAGTTCGAGCGGCACTGGCTGCACGCAGGTCAACCAGCGCGACGCTTCTTCAACTGTAAAATGGCCTTTGACGTTTATCTTTTCGGGCACAGACAGGTCGCTCATGCGACCTCCGAAACGGCGATCAGTTTAGCCAGCAATGCGCACGGATCGGTTTTCTGCCAGAAAGCAAATCGGGCGGCAGAAGCGTAGGCGGCGGAGGCGCACGCTTTTTGCGCGCTTGCGCGATCACGATTCACCAGCATTTTGGCCCACTCCGACTCGGACCCCCGCTTGTTCGCTAGTTCTTGCAGTTCGGGCGGCACGTCCGACCACATCCAGTTAAGCACCAATCGCAGCCGTTCCTTTTCGTGCGCGCGCCCTGTTCCGGCTGCGAACGGCAAGAGACTTTTCCACTCGGTGCCGTTCCGAATTTCGACCGGCAGCACGTCCTGCGTGCAGATGATCCAACGCCTAATAACTTCCGACATACCGACCGGAATGCGATCGGTCAATTTGCCAGTGAGCGACAAATCTATCGCAGCGATGCTGCACGCAGCTTCTTTCGTTCCAAGTCCGGTCGAAGCCTCATGCGTCGCGAGCCAGTCGGCAATCTTCTGTTCCCGTTCTTTCGTAATGGTGCTCATGCTGTTCTCTCCGTTGTGAATGGGGCTTACGACATATATTGGGCATAGTTAAAGCGAATGTCAAGTGCCGGGGCAAAAGAAAGGGCGCCGAAGCGCCCTCCCTCTTACCTCACAACGCGGGTGGTCCAGTCCCGCGCCGCTCCGTTCTTACGTAGGGGTATGTCGGTCAAACGCCGATTTGCGCGGCCATTGCCAACGGCCTAAAAATCACAGCACCCCAAGTGCCCGCCGACTTCTTTTGGCGGAAGTACGAGGAATAGCGCTCGATCGCGTGTGCGCGCATCTTTTCAGTGAACGCGCAAGTAGCCGTTTCCTGGCCTTCGATCTTAGGCGCCCACATCTGCACAAGGCGGCCGCCGGCCGTATCGTATTCCGGTACGGTGACGATTTCCATTTTTGGGAAAGCATCTTTCAGCAGCTTGGCCGCCGACAGACCGTACTGGTTGACACGGTTCAGATCGCCGGCCGCAGTCGGTGGCATGGCGAGCTTGAGATCGTCGGTCTGCTCGACGATACCTTGCGATTGCAACTGAAGCTGTTTGTACTGTGCCACGATCGAGTTATAGATGTTCTCGGGGACATCCGTCGCCCAATTTGCGGGCGCAGCGACCGGCGCGACCAGCCGCGGGTCGTTCGTCAGGCCGTAGTTTTGCAGGCCCGACACGCCGAGCAGATACGTGCTGTTCAGGAACTTCGCCAGCCCGAGCGCCGACGAGTAGTTCAGTTGTGCCGCCCAGTCTACGCGGCCCGCGCCGGCCATCTCCAGTTCACGCTCGCCCCAGCGGGTCCAGGTCTGAAAGAAGTACGCCTGACGCTGCGGATAATTGATGTTCGCCGACGAGTCGCCGTCCGCCGAATAATCACCATACGTAGCAACCTTCGTAAGCGGTTCCGCCTGAATGAATGTCGCGGTGAGCGTGGTCCAGTCGCCTTTCTTCGACTCGCCGACAATCTCGGCAGCCTTCATCGGCGCGACAAGGACTTCAATGACCTTCGGATCAACGTAGGTCGTAAGAAACGACGGGATGCCCGCGTTCGGCGTACCAACGAGCGTAGGCGTCAGGCTTGCTGCGTCCATTGCAAACTGGTTGGCGGGCGTCGACACGTCAGTCACGCCCTGCGGCAGGACGACGCCAGCACGCGCCAACTGTGCGATAAGTTGCGAATCACGCATTTCAGAGTCCCCTTTAAGCGTTGACGTTCGACATGATGATCGTCTCACCGGCAGCAGCCGTTTCCGTGATCATCTTGTAACCGGTATCGATCAGCGTCGCCGTCGGAGTTGCGCCGACATTGATCAGGCCGGTCGTCACGTCCCACACGATCGCAGCGCCGCGAGCGGGCGTGCCGGTAATCGCGTCCGCCTTGATGAAGAAGTCACCTTGACCAAATGCGGCGACCGGTTGCCCCGGTGCGATCGTGTAGCTCGATTCCGCAAGGAACGTGGTGATCTGCGCGTTGTTCTCGCGGTGCACGAAGCCGATGCGGGTAAGGCCGCCCGAAGGCGCCGAACCCGGCACAGACTTAACGGTGCCGTCTGCGTTTAGTGCGCAGAATTGGCCGACCTTGACGCCCGAAGCATCGGCGACCATCTTGCCGGTTGACGCGAGCTTATAGACCAGTGGATTTGACGATGCAAAATCGCCAGGGATTGCAACTGCCGGATTGATGTAAACCTGATTCTGAAAAGCCACGATTGTTTCTCCTTTCCGTTTTTTTCAGAGTTGAGCCGTTAAGGTTTAACCCTTCACGGAAATCTTTGCCAGATGGGCCAGCACGGACGATTGCGTCGCCTTGACGGCACTGTGGTCAAGTGCCAGTTCGCGCTGCGGACGCACGCCAGCGGCTGCCGCCGCACCGTGCACGTACGCTTGCCAGGCGGCGTGTTCCGCGCCCTTGGCGACGCGCGCGACATCAACGCCTTGCTGCTTGAGCGCTTCGCGGTAAATCTGACCCGCGCTGTCCATGCCGTGCACCGGGCCAAGTACGCCCTGCACGTCGCGCTTCGCCTGTTCAACGCGCGCTGCGCGTTGACGCTCGCCCTGGACGGCATCCGCAACGTGCTGGTCAATCAGCTTGCGGACTGAACGAGCGTCCATCGCGCCGTGCGGCGTCGCGCCGCCGCGAGCGGGCGTACCCGTCTGCGCGGCCTGTTTGGGCATCGGGTAATCTCCTTCCTGTTCTTCGCCTTCGTCCACTGCGCCAGCATGTTTGCCTTCGACAGCCGGGTCGAGTTCTAAATCCATCGCACCGCCGGGCTTCTGCGCCATGTCGTCGTGCTCGCCAGCTTCTTCGCCGTCCATTGCGCCTCCGCAATCTGCTTCGAGCGCGGCGGACTCGTTCATAACTGCGTCAGCGCCGGACGCCCCGCCACCAACCTTCGCATGGATGTTCTCAAGCAAGCCCGCAATATGTTTCAGCGCCTGGCCGATTGCGGCCATGTTGACTTGCTCGTTCTGTTCGCCTTGTGGCGAACCCGCAGCGGGCGCAGCTTCAGCGCCGGGTTGTTCTTGCTCCGTACCGGGTTGCGCGTTTTCGGCGCCCGGCGCGGAGTTCTTTTCAAGAAACGCCATTTTCGAGTCTCCTTGCATGAATGGGTCGGGTGGTTGCGGGTTGCGGAGAGCCGAATCCGCTACGTGCGCGCCCGTTGCCCGACCATCGTCGACAAGCGCCACATGATTGCCTTGTATGTCGCGCATTACGCCGTCGTAACGGTCTCCGCGCACTTCGCCCGATACCATATCTGGGGTGTAACGATAACCACACGACAAATCGGACAGTTCATCCGATTCGATCAGTTCGATCGCGTAGCCGTCCGACACGAGTAGATCGCCGCGCAGGTGCTTGCCGTCGAACTTGATCGAGTGCACCGCACCGCACTGGTACTCCTTGCGCGGCGCGTCGGCCGACTGCGGAATGTGCTTCACCATCAGGGGCACGCCTTCGAACGACGCAGCAGATTTGCGCAGCTCTTCGGGGTCGCGGTACAGCTCGTAAATCGTGTGCGGCTTGAGCCCGAGCGTGTCATAACCGGGGATTTCATCGCCGCGGTACGGGTTGATCTCGCTCGTGCTCAGAATGCAGTTCTTCACGCGCATGCGGCCGTCGGCGTCGATTGAGCGCGCCGATTGCTTGTCAAATGCGAATGTTATTTGTGCCATGCGCGCGATGTTATCGCGAAGCGAAGCGAGTTGCAATCGACTATCGAAAGTCGATAGTCGATTGCAACTAGCGGCGGGCGGTGTGCGTCAGTAGCATGTCGGTACTTTCTAAGTAGAACATGAAGACCGCGTTGCTTGTCACAATACTTGCCGCCGCGCTCTCGGGTTGCGGCATGCACCCGCCCTACAAAGCGTATTCAGAGCGCATGGGAGGGGTGTCTTCGCAGGACACGAAGAACCAAATCATCTACGTTCCGACTGGAGCCGGACTTCCCGTGCGTGAAGCTGGCCGGAAACACTGCCTTAACTGTACTTAACCGGCCGCCCCGGCAGCCGCGTCTTCGTCACGTCCTGCTGCTGTTTCTCCCCGGCGCTCTTCCCCGGCACGGACGCGATACGCGCCCGGATAGCCCGGCACGGGTTCCAGACCTTCGTCCGATTCAATATCGCCCCGCCCTAGCGCGGGAATGATCGAGCGCGACGTGCAGCGGCAGCTTATCGCCTCGCCCGGCAGCACGACACCGAACTGATCGCCAAAGTCGATTCCCGCCCCCACCTTGAACACCCACTGCTCTCGCCCGGCGCGCACATGCTTCTCGCGCGGTTCCTTGCCCGCCGACGAGTGCTGCCAGACAGCGTATTGAATACCCAGTTCGCGCTGGCGCGCGTCGTTCATCTGCGACGTAGCCTTGTTCGACTGGTCGAGCGCGATGAACGCGGCGCGGCTCTGCGTGACCTCGCCGCGCGCTTTGATCTCCTCCGACATCGCCGCGAGGTCGCGGCCCTTTAGAAAATTGCGCGAGACGATGCCTTCGACATCCTTGTGGTAGTCCTGGTGGATCGACTTGATAAGTGCGACATTCTCTGGGACCTTCGTCTCGAGGATCAGTCGCTGCGACGGCGTGAGCTTCATCGGGATATCGAAACCCGCGCGCTTCAACTTGCCTTGCCACGCGTTCGAATTATCCCGATACCACGACGCGGTCGCTTGCCCGGCCAGCCTCCTCGCGAACTTGTCGAAGTAGGCGTTCCAGTATTTGCGTAGGCGTTCCAGTTCCTTGAACAGATCGCCCGCGTCGCCGAACGGACTGGCATCCATCGCGAGGCGGCCGGCGGCCTGATTCGCCTTGACCGCGCGACGATAACTCGCGCCGACCCACCACTCATAGGACGCGCTCATGTTCGCGACGGCCTTCTGCAAGGCGCGCGTATATTTCAATCGCGACTGTGCGTTAGACTCGACCGGCGCGAGTTTCACGTCTTTCTTGCCGGGCGCGCGCAGTTTCATTATGCACCGCTCGCGCTTCGCGGATCGTCAGGATACGGCTCGACCGCGCCCGGGTCTTCCTGCGCGCCAGGGTCTGTGATTGTCGGGTCGGGTTGCGCGCTGGCTGGCGGCGCGGCGGCGAGATTTTGCAGCATGCTCAGCTCTTCATCCATCGGGTTTCCGGGCGTTTCCCGCCCTTCTAGCAGCGGGTCGCCTTCGTTGCCGATGTCCAGGATGTGCTGTGTGATCATCGGGATATCGTCGTCGGCCGTCGTTTCAAGCGCTTCGCCCGTATCGAGAATACCGGCGTAGCGCGAGTGTGCATCGTTGTGTAGCGCCGCGGCAACCTGTTCCGCCGTGACAACGCCGGCTTCCAGATATTTCGCGTCGGTCTCCGCGTCCTTCGCGCGCGCGTCGGCCTGCTCTAGCGCGGTGAGTTCCCGCAGCGGTGCCCACTCCCAGATCACGTGCGGGTCGATTTCGCCGAACAACGAGAGCTGCACGACCTTGAGCACATTCATGACAAGCGACCTCAGCACATTCTGCTGATATCCGCGCACATAGTCATAGAACACCCGTATCTCACCTTCACTGGACGCGTTCAGCCCGGTCGGCGTGACGCCGAGCAACACCACGAGCGGGATGTGCGAAACAGCCGACATTTGCTCCTGCGCCTGAGCCTGTAGTGCGTCGAGTCCGGACAGCGGCGTCGAAACGGTGAAAAAATCTTCCGTAGCCATGTCGATAGCCAGCAGGTTGCGATTGTCACGGTACGCATTAATAAGTGCAGCGCGCTGCGCCAGGTCTTGCGCGCCGCCTGGCAACAGCGCTTGTTGCAAGTCCATCTTCACGCCAGACACCGCAAATTGCTTTACCGTATCCGATACACTCTGGCGTGTTCGCAACCAATTTGAAACGTATGGCATGGCAAGCTGTGACATGCTGACGCCGCGAAACGAATAGACAGGCTTGAGCATGTCGGCGACGGGGCGCGAGATGATCGTCTGCATGCGCGTTGCGTGCGTCTGGATTCCGATCATCCACCAGCTAGACGGTTTGTAGAAGTCCGCCGCAGTCGGGTCAATGCTGTTGTAGTGATTAGGCGTTACCCAGTAGGGTTCGACCACGCGCAGACCAGTGAAAGCGTCTTTCGGCACGCTGTAAGGTTTCATAAGGAGCGGCAGTTCGCGCGTGTCCTCATCGCCTTTCAGCTTGAAATAGACGTGCGCACCGCCGAAAGCCTGGTCGTGAATCACGGCCTGACGAATGACGCCACACAAATCGACGCGTTCCAGCTCCGCCTCAATCTCTTGCAGTTTGGCCGCGTCCGACGCGCCCGCCGATACGACCTTGCCCCAGCAGCGTACAACCTCGTCTGCCAGCCGTTCGTGCATTGACCGGTATTCAGGCAATTGCGCGAGTAGCGCAAGCGTCGGGAAACCGGGAAATCCCGACGACTCGCTGAAAGTCAGTGCATTCGCGGTTTCGCCATTAAAGTCCATCGCCATACCGGCGGCTTTGCGTTCGGCTCTGGAATAATTGCGCTCGTCCACTCGGTAGCGCGTAGCTAGCTCTAGTGATGGGTCGGTGCTCTGCGGCATAGCGTCGAGCGCGCGCTGAATGTTCGGGCGCGCGGCCGCTTGCGCGGGTTGTCCTGCGACTGCCAGCTTCGCGCCGCGCTGAATGTACGGATTCTTGACGCTCATTGGTCTTGCCTTGAACTGTTGAATTGCGGCATTTGCCAGTTTCGGAGTCGCGTAGGCACCGACCCGCCGACGTATTGCTCACCATATGATGACGTTATGGTGTAAATACCGCAATCAAATTTTTACATCGCGCGAACCTTCGACAATTTCCCGCTAATTCTACTACGCACTTGCTGCGCGCAGTATGTCTTTCGTGATGAGTGCGGCTATCGGTGAACGCAAGCAGAGTTGTTGGAGTGCTAACGCCATGCAATCCACTGTGTCATCGTGCCCGCTCACGGTATCCGGGAAACTGGTTATTTCGTCAATCCATGGCTGAATGCCCGGTTGTTCTTCTGGGTGCGGCAACATGACGGATTTATTCTCCCAAACCCAAGAAACCGCGTGAGAACGTGCTTCCTTTGAACCCAGTGGCGGTATGCCGACGAGCCCGACAATGTGTTTCTTGAGCATGTCCAGAAGTGCTGCGCCGTTCGCCGCTTCCTCGACATAAATTCGCATTGCGCGCGGGTGCTTCTTTTTCATGTCCAGAATGGCGCGTGCAGTGTTCATGAACGCCAATTTCTCGCGCCGGAAATCGATTAGCCACACCCGGTCGTCCGCAGTCTTGCCCCAGGCGCCAACCGCAACGAAGTCAGACGCGTCTCCGTCTTTAAATGTCGCATCAACGGTGATCACAATTTGCTGGAATTGCTGCGGCAAGTCCGCGCGCCGGTATAGTTGCAGATGTTCTCGTGAGAAGATCGCACCGAACTCTGCGAGCGGCGTTTGCTGGTAAAGCGCGCTCCACCAGAATTCGGACATGTGTTTTTTCATCTCCCGCAACTTCGCTTCGTCGTGCAGGTGCGGAACGAGCGCGCCTTCGGGTAGCTCGGGGTTATAACCGATTTCGCCCGGCAGGTTAAGCGCGGGAAATGAGAGTAGCGTGAGGCGCGAGTCATCGCGCATCTTGCGCCGCACACGCGCCAGAAGGTCATTTGCAGACCACGGCGTACCGATGATGACGGTTCCGCTGCGGGATTGCAGGCGTGTCATCAGCACGGATTCGTACCAGGCTTCAATGGCATCTTGCTGCACTGGCGACAGGGCCTGCTCGGCATCGCGTGTGGGGTCGTCGATCAAGCCCACCTCGACTGAGAAGCCGGTCAGGCCCCCTTTAACACCAATACCTTTCAACCCATTACCGCCAGGCACTTCAAAGCCGTCAGCGTTATCAACGCCGTTGTAACCGATTAAAGAGGTGTGCGGAAAAATGGCACGATACACGGGTTCCCCCATGATTGAGTTGGCGTCTTTCGTGTTGCGGCGCGCAAGCGGAAGCGCATACGACGCGCACGCGATACGAACAGTGTCCAAATTTCCAGACAGTCGGCCGAACAGGTACGGCGGCAAGCAACGCGAAATCAACGAACTCTTGCCATGCTGAGGAGGCGCCGTGAGCATGAGTACCGGCCGTTTGCCGGCGACCACATCAACAACGAACTTGTCTACTTCTCGGCACACTTTCGCGCTGAACGCAGAGTGCTTGAAGCGTGGCCGATGCACGGCCGTGACGAACGCCGCGAAGTTTGTGCGCGCCGTTACGATCAGGAAATCGACGGGATCGATGTTTTTAGCCCCGCTAGCGGCCTCGCTGGGCGCGGTGGCTACATCGGTATCAGCTGCCATCCGCGACCCCGTCCAAGAGCCCCATTTGGGCCATCTCTTTCAATTGCTCGACGTAGGTCGCGCGTTGTTCGACCGATAGCACCTCGGCAAACGTCGACGCGCTCGCGATTTCGAGCACAGCCTTATCGAATCCTAGCAGTTTCGTAAGCATCGCGAAAGCTTTGTCCTTGCTGCGAAACTTCGGGATGAGTTGCCCGTGCTTCATGTCGAAACCTTCGATTATCCGGCCGTAGTGTTTCGCGCGCAGCTTCTCGCTATCGAGTTCGTAGCGCTCCACTGCACCGACGCCGCTACATGTCGCGCACGTCGCGAGCGTGCCATCGTCGCGGGTAACGCCATCGGTGAGTACTTCGCCACCAGCAGTGCCGCGCCCGCCACAATCCGGGCAGGCTACGACTTTCACGCGCAGCAGCGCCCCCAGGTTCTCGTTGATGAGAGCCACGAGGTCAGCAACGAGGGATGCCTTGATCGGTTGCAGGTCAGTCATACGCGCGAGTGTAACGCAATTGCACGGCCCTTTCGATAGTCGCCGCCTATAGCCGTGTTACTTCGCTCCGCTAACGAGTGCTCGCTTAGTGACAAGATGACATGACAATATATGTTTTCACTTAGTATGCGAGACTCAAAAATGATCTAATTCCTCTCTTTAAGTGAATATGGCTTTATGGAGCCTATATAGAAATGACATTGTCAGCCCGTCATTTGTCACGAATAGCACGGTCGTTCGCTTTTAAACATGGGCAAATCAGGCTACTATCCGGGCATGGACACGCTGCAACTCGACACCACACTCTGGGATTTAACCTGCGACGTTTACGGCAACCTTGCGACCGTAGGCGACGCAACGCCGGCCAGCGCGCAAACCGGGCCCGGCATGCGCTTGGCGCAGGCCGTCGCGACGCGCACGCGGGCGTGGCGCGGCGAGGTGTATTTCGACACGGCGCAGGGCGTACGGTACGAGACGATTCTCGGCGCGGCGCCGAATCTGGCCGTCGTACAAAACGCGTTCAACACCGAAGCCCTCAAGGTGCCTTTGTGCAAGACGGCTATCGCCGTGTTTCAATTCACGGCAGGCTCCGCCCGCGAGATCACCGGGACACTCAACGTCGCCGACGTGTCCGGCAACCAGGCAATTGTGACGATCACCTGACATGGCCTATACGATCATCCCCCTCCAACCCCAAGCGAATCAGGACTTCTCGTGTGTGCTCGACGGTAAGCAGGCGATGATCACGCTGAAAACGACCGATTACGGGTTGTTCATGACCGCAGCCTATGACGGCGTGTCGATTGCTACGTCGCGGTTATGTCTCGACCGGACGGACATCAACTCCGCGCGGTACCTCGGCATGCCGCAGGCGCTGTTCTTTGCGGACCTGCAAGGCCAGACCGACCCTGTGTGGACTGGCTTCGGCACGCGCTACGTGCTTTGCTACGGCAACCCGCAAAGCAACGGCGGCGCGGCGGTCGGCTAAACACTTGCAATCTGCGCGAGATTTTGTTAATGTAGGAACTGACCACAAGGTCATTCCGTGTCTCCGTGGCGAGTGGGCTTCGAACGGGCCGCAAGGCCCGTTTTTTTTTCGTGGACTGCGATGCTCAAACACCGCACTATCGAACTCAGCGGACGCGACGCCGGCCTGGAAATCCGGCTCACCGAACTGCCGGCTCTGCTGGCGGATCGACTTGCGCGCGCGCTGCTCGTACGTCTCGACGAAGACCCGGCTGGCGGCGTGCCTGCGCTTGCGTTCAAGTTCTCGAAGGTCGTCCCGGCAAAGTTCGGCATTGGCGCATTGCTGCCGTTCGTTGAAGGCGCCGTGGTGGGGAAAGACCGTAGCCGCGCGCTTGACGTGCGCCGGGACATCAAGGATTGGCGCAACGTTGAACGACTTCAACATGCTGCGCTGCTGCGCCACGTCGATTTCCTGATTGGGCGCGAATCGCTCGAAATCCCCGTCACGTTCCAGGCACAAAGCATCATGGCAGGCGCGGGCGCGATACGCGCGACGTTCTGTTCACCGCAGATCGCCGCGGTGCTCGGTGATAGAATGGCGACGTACCGGGAACTGGAAACGGTGCTGTCAACCGAAGACGTGTTCAACCTTTGCGAAATTTTAAACGTGTCCGCTATCCGCGAGTGGCACGCTCACCAGGCTAATTCATGATTGACGCTCACAATCTGCCCGACGACGCCCGCACGTTAACCGTACCGGGTGTGCACGGGCGCGACGCGGGTAAGACATTCTGGTGCGTAGAAATTGACCCGTTGACGCTCAGTGGCTTCGTGCTGCGCCTCGTGTCCGCGCTGCGCGTCGAGTCGTACGAGGCACTTCTCGGCACTTTGACGGACTCGAAAGCCAGCGCTGATGACGTGCCGATCGATGCGATCATGAAGATTCTGCAAGGCGCCGACCCGCACGCAATACACGCGCTAATCGCCGAACTGCTTGATTACGTTCTGATTACGCCCGATCCGAAGCACCCCGGTGTGCGGCGCGCGCTGCTCGAAAACGAAATCCGTGAAATCCGCACGCTCGGCGATGTCCTGATGGGCGTCGCGAAACTCAACTTCTCGATGGGCAAATAGTCATGGCCGCCGGCTCGATTGCACAGATTGCCGCGCTCCAAGCACTGTCGTTTGCGGCGTCGAAGCTGCCGACGCTCAACCCGCCGACCCCAATTTACGCGGTGGTGGCCAGCGACACCTTCCTGCCGCTCGCCTTTCCGACGAGTTGGTCGGAGTTCAGCGCACGATACGAAACACAGATGTCAGATTACCCGCAGGAACTCGGCGCGTATTCGGTATATAACAAAGTCAAACGGCCGATCGAAGTTATTGTTACGTTGATCAAAACAGGTTCGGACCTCGCGCGATTTGCGTGGCTAGCAGCTATTCAGCAGCAAGAGGCAAATAACCCGCAGCAACTCTACACGCTCATAAGCCCACAACTAATCGCTACGGATTACGCGATAGGCGGCCTTTCTTACGAGACTCGCAACGATCGCGGATCAAACATCCTGTATCTTACGATTCGCTTTGTGGAAGTGCCACAAATCCCATCGAGCCTCGGCGTCTACACGAGCACTCTAGAGGCGAAGAGCGGACCTTTACAGCAGCTCGGGCAGCTTTACAGCAACGCGGCGGCCGCGGCTCAGACTGCCTTAATAAACGCAAAAACGTTTATACTGTCTTAACATCAGCGAGGGCAGTATGTCACGGGCAAAATTGAGTGCGGCGCGCGCGCCCGGTCGCGCAGGGCTGAAAGGCGTTGAACGGCATAGTTCAGGTTGGTGCGCTACGCCCGAATTCGCGTACACAATGCGGATTGTGTACCTTGCGGCGCGGCCGCCCGGGGGTGTTTGATGGCGGCAAATCAACAAGTCGTGGACTCCTTGGTGGTCCGGCTCACACTTGACGCCGAACAGTACAAGAAAGCCGACAAACAGGTCGACCAACTCGTCGACACGACCGAGAAGAAACAGCAGACCGCCGACACAAAGCGTAAAAAGCGCGAGACCGAACAGATCAAGCGCAACAAGGAGACTCTGAAAAGCGTCAAGGACCTGTCGCTCGGATTGCGCTCGCTCTCGCTCACGATCGGCTCGCTGCTTGGCATCGGTAGCGTTGTGGGGCTCGGGGGCGCAGTCGTCGCGCTGGCGGGCATGGAAACAAATCTGCGCCGCGCCGCGGTGTCAACGGGTCTCTCAAACCGCGAACTTCAGGCGTGGGGTTCGACCGCGCGGAGGCTCGGCGCCGATGCGCAAGGCGGCGCGGCTGCCATAGCGGACTTGGCTCGCGAGCAGCAGCAATTCGCACTGACCGGCAGCGCGCCGACGATCCAGGCGCTCTCCCGCATAGGCGTGCATGCCGGCCCTGGCACGAATATCGTCGATACTCTGGCGCAGGCGCAACAGATATATCGTCAAGCCGCGCCGGCACAGCGACAGCAGATCGAGGGCAGCCTTGCCGCGTCCGGCGTTTCGCCTGATCTGATCGTTGCAATCAAGTCTGAAAAGGACGTGCGCGAAGAATTTGCGCGCTCGTTCCGGGAATCTGCGCAAGAAAACCGCAAAGCGATGGACGCGGTAACAGACGCGCTGACGAGTCTGGGCAATACAGCGACAAATATCGCTAACTCAATCGCGACCGTACTGGAACCGTACATTGAGCAGTTCGCGGGCTACGT